ACTATAGCACAGATCAAATCTGATCCTGCTTTATTGTGCAAAACCGAAGTTAAGTTTGGACAATGTCAAAATCCTTATTGTATGTTTACACATAATGAAAAGGATAGAAAAATTTTAACCGAGGATCAATGGCAGAAAGTAAAATTTGAGCAAGCTAAAGCAAAACGTGCTACCATCAAAACTGGCAAGCAAGTTAAACCAAAGAAATTAAATTTCTCTGAGATGGCTATTACCGAAATGAAACAAGTTTTAATGGACATCAAACAGGAGCTGACTACACCTAAAGTTGTTGATACATCTAAAGATGAGGTTAGCGAAAGTTCAAAAAACTTGTAACGTGTTGGAATGCAGGTCAATTCCTACACGATTACTCTAATGAGTTTATAAGACCTAGAGAGCAACAAAGCACTATTGAGTGTGCACTTCCTTGTATTGGTAGATTATATAGACCATATAAGACGAAGCACCCAAACTATGATGATAAATTTGTTATAGAGTACCTTCACAGTATAGGTGAAGAAGATACATATCATAGTTATGCTGTTGTTCCTAGAAACACGGTTTTATCTAGAAAAGCATTATCTAGATATAATCAAGTACCACGGCCTCTTGGAGGTGAAGTATTACAGGTGTATGCAAAAGCTAGTATGCACTTAAGAAATGAATTTTCTTGTATGACTGGTTCAAAGTTAATGAGCTATGATGCTGTTTTAGATCAACTAGACAGTTCTAAGTCACCAGGATATCCCTGGACTCTTAAATATAGAAAAAAGTTCGATTACTGGTTGTCACCTGATGCCTTGTTTTTTGATAAATATTATGCTGCCTTAGGCACTGATAATCCAATAAACACTGTTGCATCGGTAACAATCAAGGAGGAACTTAGAGAGGTCAAGAAAATAGAAGATAACAATGTTAGAACCATTGCTAGTGTCGACGTTAACCATTTAGTCGCGCATAGTATACTTATGATGGACCAGAATGAAAAATTGTTGCAAAACAATTTAAAGTGTAGTTCAGCATTAGGACTTAGTCTAATGTATGGTGGAGCTCACAAGCTCTTTGAGTATCTAACCCCTTGGGGCGATATTAAAAACATCATGAGTATTGATGGAAAGAAGTACGATAGTAAATTCAATGTACAGTCAGCTGAGTTAATATATAATTTCCGGTATGATTGTCTATCTACAGAGTTTAAAAATGAAGTGACTCGAAAGCGTTTTGAAAATATTCAAAAGCAGATCTGGACAGCCCCACTCGTAGATATAGACGGTCATATTTATGATAAAGAGACAGGAAATTTAAGTGGCCAAGGTGCCACCACTCCCGATAACATCCTCAAGAATTGGTTGGACTTTTTCTTTATTTGGTTGATAGTTGCACCAGAGAAATGGCGTAATTATGAATCATTTAAACAATTTGTTCGATGTGCATTCGTTGGAGATGATGCTATCATAGCAGTGCATCCTAATTGTCAGGGCTTTTACAATCCAGCTTCCATCACTAAAGTATCTGATATGATCAATATGACCTATGAATTCGAGTCTCAAGAATTCGAACATTTTAAAGATTGTTCATTTGTAGGCCACAAATTCATATTGACTAAGATACCAAAAACAGAATTCAAAATGTACCTTCCTCATATTGATTGCGTCAAAATGAGGACTAGTTTTGTGAGGTACAACACCACACGCACATTGTACGCATCTATAATAAGATGTAACGGGCTTAGAATGGAAACATTCGCCTGTGACTCATGTCGCGTATGGTTTAATAACGCATACATATTTCTACGAGATAAGCTGCCAGTACCACATACTGCTGCAGCAAAACAAGCACTATCCACATACTTCACAGATGATCAATTGTGGGAAATCTATTCTAATGTAACACTGGCAGATATATATTGCAGAGAGCAGGAGATCCCTGCCAATAAAATTAGATACTACCCACAACGACAATCAATAAATAGTGTGATAATGCCAACAGAGAAAAAGAAACGTAGACAACGCAAAAAGAAACCAGCTATAAAACTAACCAAGGAAGAGATTGCTAATATCAAGAAGCAAATAGGCTTTAAGAAAATCAATTTTTCTGGCGTTAGCGGTGCTGGTACACGAGTCAAAGGTAGAGGTGATTATACATTATCTGATATCGGCAAATCAATTACAAAACCGTTCCTGGACGACACTAAGTCCGTTGGAACAGTCAATAAAATTGCGAGATCAGTTGGTAGAATTGTTGGTGGTACTGTATTGCCTGGTATGGGCAATGAAATTGGTAACGCGGCATCATGGCTTAGTCGTGCATTTGGTTTTGGAGATTACAAAATAAAGGCAAACTCCTTAATGACACAAAACATTGCACAGTTCAAAGCACATGGTACAATCGAGTTTTCACATAGGGAATTCGTTTCAGATATCAATATGACCACAAACTTTCAAAACAGCACTTATATTATAAATGCTGGTAACTCTACATTATTTCCATGGCTATCAACGATAGCTAAAAATTTCGAACAATATGAGTTCATGGGACTGATCTTTGAGTTTAAATCAACCTCAGCATCAGCAATAGGGAACACAACCACCGG